ATTGCTTAAATCTTTTTCAAACGGCTCGTTTATATAATTCAGTATGTTCTTATAGCTTTCTTCTAGTAAGTACCCAGGTTTCTGATTGATCTTGTTCTGCAACTTTATTTTAACTAAGTCTAACACACTTTTGGGTACATGTCTAGCATTTAGGTAAATCGGAGATAATAATGGTCCAGCAATAAAACTGTTGTTATGAAATCCTTTGTTCTGAAAATATTCCACAGTGTCAAAAAAACTATTGTAGTTTAACAAAAAATATAACATATTGAAACTTACCTTATGATCTTGTCTTTTAACAATTTCTAAATTATCTAAGAAGTCCTGCCACTTTCCTCCATATCTTATATACTCAAACTCATCACCAGTTGTTTCAACACTAATAGTCCAATGAACGTTTTTAAACTGGCATATCTTTTCAAAAACCTGTGTGTCGGTCTTGCTTAGATTTGTATTGATACGTAAGTTTACATCTGGATTAACATCTGCTAGTAAGTCCAAAAATTCTTCGTTTTGTTTCATCTGCAATGGTTCACCGCCAGCCATGTACACATGTTTCAATTGAGAAGCATTTGAAAAGATATAATCTTTGAATTCTTGCAGTTGAGCTTTGTTTGGAGTAGAGCTGAACTGTTTAAGTTCGCTTGCCCATTTGCTGCTGAATTCACTACTACAATACACACAAGCAAAATTACACAAATTAGTCCATCTAACATCAACAGCTCGTAGACCATGATTGCCTTGTTGATAGTCTACAAAAGGTTCATTTTTAAGTTCACGCATGTAAAAAATTCGATCACTTATTATATCAAAAGATTGCTTTCCTTTTTCTAGATCATAGCAAGGTCCACAATTTGGTCCTGGTTTGTCATTCAGCATGCAACTTTGTGTATGCTGATTAGCGTCTCCGTTTAGAATCTCATCAATGCTATTTTCTTTAAGGTCACCTATTTTTCCGGCACTGCGAATACAATTTTTAACTTTGCCATCAAAATTGTACATCAATCCCTTGAATGGCATTGGGCAAAACACACCCTTCGTTAATGCACGTTTTGCATCCATTATATTGCCACCGCGTTTGGTTTGAAACTTAGGCTAAGTTCTTCTGGAAACAAGTTGTTGTGTCTACATGCAATGTAAAAATCGCATACTGTTTTAACCCATAAATCAACGTCAGCAGCATTTTCTCCTGCTTTGTTATAAGGTTGAGTAGCCACTGCTCCTGGTCTAATTACACTTAATCTGCAAAGAGATCCTTGTTCTTTCACTGTTTTTACTGCATCCTCTAAAGCTCTCTTTTGTGTCCGGTATTCAGCAATTTGCCTAAGAGTCATTGCAGGTATTTGTGGAATCTTGTAGTTTGCTGCCATTATAGTGCTTATTATCCAAATCATCTTGTTGCTATTATCATGCCATTGTTCAACGACATGTTGGAATAGTTCAGTTTGAGCATATCCTGCTTGTGCATTGTTTATCCACATATCGCATGGTGTTATGTGTTCTAGTATCTTTGGTATGTTTCTTATATTATGGCCCTCTCTTTGGCTCAACCCAACAATCTCATGTCCTCTAGATGAAAGATACTGTGCAAAACTTTTGCCAATGCCATTGGTATGTCCTGTTATAGCAATTTTCATATGTAATCCTTAATGCTTATATTTCGTAAACGATCTTGTGTATCAATAAAACTATCCAGTTGATCTTGATTATTCTTGTTTATTGCAATTTTTGATGACACTGCATTGTTTAATAATTTGTTTTTAGCTTCTAGTGTAAACGTGTTAGTATATATAGGGTTCAATGCTTTTGGCGTATTTAAAAATGCCCAACTATGGTTAAGACCCACTGAACGAGCATAGTCTTCAATTTGGTCAAAGTTTCCAACATTTAAACTATGCACAGTAGTCCATGCTTCAAGTGTTAAATTGGAATGCTGTTGCTTTAGTTTTGTATACGCAGTAACAGTCTTAGTATAGTTACTCCAGGTAATTGGCCATCTTACATAATCATGTACATTTTCCACTCCGTCCAAACTTAATGTAACAATTAATTTTATTTTTCTATCAAGGATTTTATCGATGTTTGGTAACAGTCGACTGCCATTTGTATTCACCCTTATTATTTTGACATTTACAGGCAAGTCAGTTAACAATTGCTGATATGCAGGACTGGCCGTTGGTTCTCCACCATTTAGATCAAGCTCTACTATTTGTTCCATCGGTACAGTATCAAACAAGCTCACATTATTAATTTTGATATAGTCTTTTGTTTCTAGACTACCAATTTTAGTGCTTAGATTAGCATTGCAACTTTGACATGCACTATTACAAATATTATCTAATACACCTCCTAAGATTAGATAATCAGATTTAATTTTTGAAAGAATAGTATCTCGTTTTATACTATTCAATCTTATACTATGAGAATCATTGCTGTGTTCAGTGGTTTGGCATCTCTGACACTCTGATGGCCATTGATTGTTATCCATCTGGTTTTTTATATCTGCTAACCAACTGCTTTTTTGCATACTTTCCCAATTGGTAAATTCTGGAGCTGCCGTCATATGACCACATTTCCCAATTGTTCCAGTATTGTTAAACCTTACAAAATGATCTAACCTAGGGCAATACATTGTTCGCAACCTCATTAAACTTTTGTATTAAAATATTATATGATCCACTTGGGTGTTTTTGTAAAGTACTTATAATATCTTCAAAGGTATGACTGCTTCCACACATATCTTCTAGCATTTGATCAACGAACAACCAAAGTTTTAAATCATCACTGAGTGATTGAGTTAACTTTTTTTCAAATTCAGTTGTTACTGGTAGTATCCCAGCTCTACTCGTATGATTAGTAACTTTTCCAATATCAGAAAACTTTCTTAAATTAATTTGGCACTCTGGTGATATATATCTACTTAGATTAACCAACCATAAAAACTGAGGTAGATAATGTCTATTTAGAAAATTATACTTTGTGGCAAACCAAAAACAAGTATCAGGATCTAGTCCTTTATAATCACGTTGTAGATGTTGCAAATAAGTGTTTATTCCACTAATATACCTTGAGAGAGGATCTCTAATATACACATCAATTATTTGAAGTTGAGCAATTTCACTGTTTTTATAAACTCTTAACTTCTGATTGCGTATATCCTTACGTAAACTACTGGTTCCGTTTTTTTGTATCAAATATACATATTGATTGTACGATGATAGTTCCACTACCTCACAATTATTTGGGTATAGTTCACTATCTAATAGTGTTAGCATTTATTTTCCAAGATAATGAGGGCAAGGAGAAAGGAAAAAACCTTGCCCTCCATTGCCGTTAAGATGAAGACTGTCTGCTACGAATCATAGCAAGAATATCTTCGGCTTTTTGTCCACTACCAGCAGGGGAAGCCGGTGCTTGGACTGGTGCAGTTGGAGTTGCACCCATCTCTTCAGGTGTAGCAACCGGAGCAGGAGCCGTTTCTGCTACCGGAGTTGGTGCCGGAGCACTAACTTCTACAGGTGTTGCTGTTGCTGATGCAGCCGCCGCCATTACTGGAGCTGGTGCTGATCCTTCAGGCTTTTGCATACCTGCTGGACGAAAGTATGATCCCCAACGATCAACATCATATGCTTGACCATCTACTGATGCTTCAAACATTTCTTTCATCACTTTTAGTTCTTCTTCACCTGGACGTTTAGGTAGGAAGTCACCTAAATTATATAAACCTTGTGAGTCAATAGCAGTGGCTTCTGCTTCTGTTAATGCAGTTTCTTTTCTTGCCCATTTTGATGTACTGTAATCAGCATAACCACCTTTAGAAGTTTTGCTTACTCTAAAGTCTAAACCTCTTGCATAATCTGTAGGTAGTTCCTCTAATTCAGGATCCATCAATGCACTTTTTATAATTTGAAAAATCTGCGGACCAATGATGAAACGTCTGATTGCTTTATCTGATTTGTCATCTGTGATTGGATTCTCTCTTACAAATCCTTGCATTACATAACTACGTTTCTTCCAGTACTTACGACCCATATCTTCTAAACTTTTGTCTTTGAACCACGGACGTACTTCAGTTAGGATTGGACAAGTATCTCCCCACATTTCAACACAAGGAACCTGTACTTGAACACTCTTACTGTCCATCTGTCCTTTGATACCATTGAATGGGAGTTTGATCATTGCACGTTCAATCCAAAAGAACGTGTTGTTGTTATCCATATCGGGAAGGAAACGTAGTACTGCACTATCGCCTTCGTTCATATTCCAATGTGGGTAAATTGCACCATCGCCGCCGGATGATTGATTGCCTTGCTTATTGTCTGCCGCTGCAAGGCGAGCTCTTATTTCTGCTAATGAAGCCATTTTGTTTCTCCTATTGCCTACGAGTAGCAACTACTACTCTATCATTTGCCTTTGTATGTTTGTCAACAAATAATGCAACTACATTACTTGCACTTTTATTTAGCATAGACACACCAGATGGTGTAGTTTTATGTCGTATAAAATTAAACATGCCTTATAATAGCATGATAGTAGGAGAAATCAACTGTTTTGGTAAAATTACCTATTTACGATGTATAACATTCTTTCAAGCATTGGATCACGTTCTGCTTTAAGTGCTTCTTTGCCAGTGTCAATGTCTTGTGTTTCTTTGGTTACTGATTTTGCTTTCATCCAACCTTGTAGTTGATCAATTTCTTTATCATAAGTTGCTTTTGCTTTATCAGTATCCATCTTTGCCTTCATATACTTTGCATACTTTATTGCTGCTTTAAGATCTGCT